GTCTTGGGGAATTCCCTAGCGCTGGGCCTGGAATGAGAATGATTCGCATTACGATAACGCTTCAATGAAGCGTGTGAGTGCGTGAGGTACACATTGTTTTTCTATCTCTTCTATACCTAGTCGCCTCACCCCACCCTTCTTCTATCTTCTATCTACTATTGACATCAGATGAGGATACCCCTATGATCCGCTGTTCACTCACATCAACACCGAGGTACAACATGGCATATTCCTACTTCCCGACTCAGAGTTCAGCAGAGAAATGGGTCAGAGAAAATCTAGACCTATCTATTGGACGTGTCACAATCGAAAGGGCATTCCACAAGACAGACGACAGAAAGCAATGGCTTGTCAATTATTCCTTGAGGGCTATAAAATGATCATATTAGAGCAGATCATCGGTTGGACTATAGCGGTATCGTTGACAGTTTCCACGGTAGCACTATCAGCTATTGTCATTCTGTTCGTTGTCTCAGTAGTCGCCAGAATCATACTTCAGATAAAAGGAGAGTAAAATGAAACGAGTACAGGTATATTACAACATTCGGCGTGGTGATTATTCGGTCCGTCAATCGGGCCGGGTAATTGATCATGTCGACTCTATTGCGCTATCTGATGTCCGTTTCAACGTAGCACCTGCTGGCCGTGATAAGGTCCGAGCTACTGGTGTCAAAAACGTACACGCTACCGTCTCGGGCTATTTGGACCTACACGCTATGATGAAGGATTGGAACTGTGACTATGTTGCGTACAATCCGTTCAAATATGATCAGTTTGTGAAAATCACTGCCCGTGCTTATGATGGTTTTGATGCAACCCCTGTATCATCTGCCGATTATGTCGAATTAATGCCGAACCGCGAAATCCGAGCATGGGGGGTCAAATGACACTACATTTATCTAAAATGTCTGGGAAGCTAACCGGCATACCAGCATACAATACAAACACGACTAGCAATGAGTTTTGTATACGTCAAAAAGATACAGATACCATATGCGGAGAATGCTATTCACACAGGATGTTAGCTACATACAGGAAGTCGTGTATCCCGGCATTCGAACGAAATTCGGTAGCTTTTGCGGAATGGATAGACTGGGCCGATTTACCATTTATAAATGCCGCTTTCGTACGACTAAACGGGCATGGCGAACTGATAAACGAAACTCATTTTGTCAATATTATCAGGCTTGCGCGTAAAAACCCGCACACCACATTTGCATTGTGGACAAAACGTGCCAGCATCACCCGCAAGTTCACTAAGCCATACAATGGCAAGAACTTGACGCTGAGAAGAGGTGTGCCAAATAATTTGATTCTCGTATTCTCAAATCCTAGAATTAACAAGGTAATTGGAGTGCCGCGAGGCTTCCATAAGGTGTTCAACAATGTATCAAAAGGCTCTACAGAGCCGCAGAACTGCACTGGCAAAAAGTGCATAGAGTGTCTTTTCTGTTACAGAAAGGACAGCGGAATAAACGTAATCGTGGAGCAAACCAAATGAAATATATTATATTCGAAAAGGACGGACAGCGATATTTATCCATGCACGGCCAGATGGTAGGTATAAAAACTATCCCACCAAAGCACAAGCGCAAGAAGCCAACACGGCTCCCATCGTGCATACACGGAGTAACTCACAGAAGTCAACTGACAATGGACCATTATAGTAAAAGGTGACAGTATTGAGTAACTTCAATAAGGGCCCCGAAGGGCCCTTTTTTTTTGCCACCAGACGGCCCTGTAAGGGCCATTACAGGCTTTTGAGGGGATACCGCTACACCCTATAGGGTATCGAAGTCCACGCCGCCTTGGCGCTTCTGCGGCCTGTGATAATCTCTTAATGTGGCGTGCTTGTGCCCTTTCTTCTTGTAAGGGCTGTTCTTGTGCGCCAGATTCCGCTGCCTGGACGAACGCCGCCTCGCTTTCTCAGATTCGCGAACGCCGCCGTCATTTGTCTGTTGCTTCATTTTTCGACACTTCCCGCTTTAGGATATCCGCATAGTCGATGATCTTGTCGAGGTCACCAATTGGGTCACCCTTCTTGTTCCACCGCGACGCATATTTTATGATGTTCCCGGTGCAAAAATCCAGATTATTCTCCAAAATGTAAGTGATTGGAGTTATTTTCATCGCGTAGTGTTGGCTCATCCATAATCTCCTACTATACTAACATATAAGCGGTAACCCTTTGATTACAAAGGAATGATTAGTAATAATGTTGAATGAGAAAGATGACTACCTGTAATAAGCGGCTACAACTCGACTGATTCCTCTATAAGCGGCTACAACTGGTACACTGATTCCTCTATAAGCGGCTACAACTGAAATAAAAAGCTTGACAGGCCCTGGAGATCCATGCTATCTTCCTCTCATGGAATCAAGGTTGGTTCCAACAACTGGAGAAATAAATGAAACGCAGGAAAAAGAACGCATCTGAAAAGATGCAGGACATCAAGAGAACCCAAAAGGCTTACGAGGGAATGGCTAACGCCGTCGATAAATTCAAGGATGAGGTGTACACCTATGAGTGGGATGTTGGGAAAATTGGCACCTCTAGCTTCCATGAACTCTTCAACGGCAGGGATGAACTTGACTCGGCGAAGCTTATGCAGGGGGAAAGTCTGGTGGATGACACCTATTATTCGGACGGTAAGTTCGAAGGGATGGATGTTACCCTCATTGAGGAATATAAGAGTTGACAACAAGAGCTAAATCAATTATCATCAGATTATTGATAGGAGTTCCCACTGTTTCACTGCTTTTCTGGATTGTGTGGGAAGTGGCAAACACCCCTTACTGGTGAGGAAAGGTCTACTGGAGCCAGAGAAGGCTAGATTGCGTGTGATTAATGCCGCACTAAACTGCATGACCAAGTCCCGGGCAAGACTAAAACTGCCCTTCGTTTCATGGATGTTCCTCCTGGTGAGCCCTGAGCAAGGCTTAAAAAGGCTCTTTTTTATATGAGAAAAGGAAGTCGAAAAATCAAAAGCCGAGGACTCAAGAGAGCCTTGGCTATTCTGCGTGGAATTGAAAAAGAGAGGGTTGCCTGTATCAAGAATGCCTCTCAGATAGAGTTCGAATCACTGCTCAGTAGAGCATTAAATCAGATAGAAAACATCAAGAGAATAGGTAGGGATAAGTATGCAGAAGAAGGCGACTCTGCTATCATTCAAGCATGGAATGTCTACAGTAACCTACAGAGAAGTAAGAATGACCCGGCGTTTTTCATGGATAACACCCGTAACAGGCCTGGACGGGTTATTCATCAGGGCAGACCTGCATCCGTAAGATGGGACGCTGCCGCCATGATGGCAACCACACGCTTCAGGGGTTATCAAGACACATGGTGGAGGCCGCCACCCAGAAGGTCACAAGTTAAACACTACACTCAAGAGGAAATAGAACGTGAATTCCCCGACAAAATCTATAAAAGACGCTGAATTGATCATCGGCGCGGCCATCCTCGACATGAAGGATATGGTCAAGGCGCTAGAAGATAACCTAAATATTATGAATGAAGACGAGATATGGGACGCTGCCCAAGGGTTATTGGGTATCGGTAATGAGGTATCTCAGTATGGAAACTGCCTGCTGAAGTCCCATTCGGAAATAGAGGAGTGGTTGTGGCGATACCATGAGGCACAACTGGAGGTATCAGTATGGGCCTGATTGACCAAGAAGAACTCAAGAAGTACGGAAGAATATCAGACGCGCAGAGAAACATTAGGGAAAGCGGGGAGTTTATTGACGACGTTCTAGACCGCTTCCTGAACGGTACTCATCTAACTGGTATTAAACTTCCCTTCAGGCTGTTCGAAAACGTATTCAGACTGCGTGAGCAGGAGACAACTGTCCTAGCGGGAATAAATGGAGCCGGAAAAAGCTTATTCGCCGGGATGGTCATATTGAATGCGATAAATCAGGGTTACCCATGCCTGTCAATATCCCTAGAGATGAGCCCCCAATCGCAGGTGGCCAGGATGGTAAGGCAAGCAACCCTTCAGGCAACCCCCTCGATGGACGGGGTTCTTGAGTTTGCAAAGTGGTGTAAGGGAAATCTGTACTTCTATGACCAACACGGCTCTGTGGACCCTAATACCCTGAACTCTGTCATCCGCTATTCGGTGGCAGAATATGGGGTCAAATTTATTCTGGTGGATTCGCTTATGACAATGTCGTTCGCTTCAGATGACTGGAATTCACAAAAGGCGGTAGTTTGCAGTCTAGCTAACGCCGCCAGGAATCTGGACGTGCATATTATGCTGGTCTGCCATGCCAGGAAAGGTAATTCAATCAAAGACCGGCTAGATAAGTGGTCTGTAGCTGGTTCATCCGATATAACAAACCGGGCAGACAACGTAATTATACTTGGCAGAGAGTACGAAAAGGACGGAGCTGATGCCTACATGAGCCTGTGTAAGGCGCGACATTGGGATGGTGCGGAGATGGACCTTGATCTGGTCTTTGATATGCCCTCCCTGAACTACTACGTGCATGATGAATTCCCCAAACAATTCTGTGATAGCGTAAAACCAGATGGTGTTGTTGGGGAACTGGACAGGGCTGCATTAAATGGCTAATTGGAAAAGGTTTGAAAGACGAGTGGCAGGAAGAACCGGCGGGAAGAGAATACCTATAACAGGCAGGAAAGGTCTCGATATTGACCACCCTGTGCTGGATATGGAATGCAAGTACCGCAAAGAACTACCGGCATGGCTCTTCAAGGATGCTTGGAGGCAGGCGAACGAGGGGAATGGTATCCCCACTATAGTGGTTGGAGAGTATAATAATTCCCAGATTTGGGCTATTATTTCACTCGATGATCTTGTTACATTAATACGAAAGGAGTATAATTGTGAGAAATATGATGATCAGCCCGTTGTTTAATATGATGAGAAGTATACGTGATCCCTTCGATGTCTCTTGGAATGACGCTTATCAGCAGTCGATGATTCCAGAAGATGGTGCAATAATCACCAAGACAGAGATGGTCACCAAGAAGTACCGTGTTAAACATGGAGAGGATGGTTCCATAAAGTACGTTCCTATAACCATTGAAGAGGGAAAAGATGAATAAAGTAGAAGTAGGCTTAAAGCGTCCGTTCGAATTATCGAAACTCAGATGGCGCAAGGGGCATGGTAGTGGTGAGTTGGTATACATTACCGCTAGAGATGTCATGGACCGACTGGACCAAGTTTGTGGTACGGATGGATGGATGGATGAGTACGCATACATCGGTGGCCGTATGGTGTGTAAAATCTCTATACTCACCAAAAATATGTGGATCAGCAAGTGTGATGGAGCTGACGACTCAAACATAGAAGGCGCGAAGGGTGGATTGAGTGATGCCTTTAAGAGGGCTGCGGTTAAGTTCGGAGTCGGACGCTATTTATACCACCCTAACGCATTCAACAGTAAGAAAGAACCGGCTCCTTGGGCTACTCCAGAGGGGTATGACAAGCTTATGGCTGAGAGGGAAGGTCTTGAGATTGTTCAGTTTAAGGAAGCCTTGAAGGCGGCAGCATAGGAGGAGATATGTTTAGAACGGAACTAGGAGAGAACATCTTCAAACAGAAGTATGCCTCGAATCCCTATGAAACTTGGGAGGATAGGGCCAATACCGTAGTTAATTGGGTATGCGGCAATATGGATGGGGCAAAGAATAACCTGATGGGTAAGGCAGACAGGGATCAACTGGCTAAATACATCACCGAGTTTAAGTTCATGCCCGGTGGTAGATACCTGTGGTACGGGGGTAGAGATGCCCGGTTCTTCAACAACTGCTATCTTCTGAGGCTTGAAGAGGATACTAGAGAAGAGTGGGCTGCTCTCACGCAGAGGGCAATGTCTTGCCTGATGACCGGCGGTGGGATAGGAGTCGATGTTTCGGTGTGTAGGCCGTCTGGAAGGCAGTTGCGACGTACAGGAGGGGTTGCCTCCGGGCCCCTTCCTCTCCTGTCCACTTTGAATGAAGTCGGCAGGAATGTCATGCAGGGTGGAAGTCGGAGGTCTGCCCTGTATGGCTCCCTCTCATGGCAACATGAGGACGTAAGGGAGTTCCTACGCTACAAGAACTGGCATGATATGCCACTGCCGGGCTCTAATGCTTCTTTGGCTGAAGCAAAGAAGCTAAACTTTAACTTCCCATGTCCATTGGACATGATGAATATCAGTCTGAATTATGATGACTCTCTGTTTTATAACGGAGACAACGATGTATTCTATGACAACTGCCGACAGGCATTGATGACTGGAGAACCAGGGTTCTCATTTAACTTTGGGAATAAAGCCACCGAAACATTGCGTAATGCCTGCTGTGAAATAACATCATCTGATGACAGTGATTGCTGCAATTTAGGCTCAGTCAACATGGCTAACATAGAGTCCATTGAGGAGTTCAAGGATGTGGTGAACCTGTCAACCAAGTTCTTGGTCTGCGGGTTAATCAGGGCACAGTTGCCATACAAGAAGGTGGAGATGGTTCGGCAACAGAACAGTCGTATCGGTTTAGGTATCATGGGGCTGCATGAATGGCTCCTGAAGCGCGGCTATGTGTATGAATTTAATGATGAATTAAGGAAGTGGATGCGCTGCTATGAAAGCGAATCAGAGAGGTCAGCTAATGAACACTGCGATAGGTTGTATCTCAGTCGTCCAAAAGGATACAGAGCTATAGCCCCGACAGGTACCATCAGCATCCTCGCTGGCACCACCTCTGGTGTGGAACCAGTCCACTCGGTGGCATACCGCAGACGCTACCTTGCAGATGGAACCAAATGGAAGCATCAGTTTGTTGTTGATGGTACGGCAGAAGCTCTCATCAATGACGGCGTAAAGCCCGGGCAGATTGAGTCAGCTATAGACTTGGCTGCTGATCCGGAGAGAAGGATACGCTTTCAGCATGATCTACAGAAGTACGTGGATCACGCTATCAGCTCGACAATAAACCTTCCCAAATGGGGAACCGAGTTGAATAACGAAGATAAGGTTCCAGAATTCGCTAGGATAGTAAAGAAATACTGTCAAGGGCTGCGCGGTCTAACCCTTTACCCGAGTGAGTCCAGGGGTGGTCAGCCAATCACGGCAGTGCCTTATGAGGAGGCTCACGCAAAGCGCGGGGTTGTTTATGAGGATAACAGTGACGAGCAGTGCTTATCTGGTGTTTGCGGTATATGAGTATACCGAAACATAAGAGGTGGGAACATAAGCCGTACACTAGGTGGGTAGCTACGCACTCGGGTAAGTGTGCGGCGTGTTCCATACAAGATAATACTATCTCACCCCACCATCTGAAGCACATCTACGCTGGGTTATCAGGTGGGATGGGGTATAAGGCGTCGGACTGGTTGACGACTCCTTTATGCCACTCTTGCCATACGAAACTCCACGGTGGAGATAGGTGGCTTATAGAGTATCAACCATTTATGATACTATCAACGCTTGACATAGCATTCAGAGATGGTATCATGGTATGTACGCTTCCCAAAATCGGGGAGGATTTAGATGATTAAATACAGAGGTGAAGTAGATACAGAAACAATGGGAGAGGCCCTTGAAGAAATTGAAGAAACTGGTCCGTTATACGCTAAAGCTAAGGCTCGGAGGATGCAGCTGGAAGCTTATATCAAGACCAAAAAGGCTACGCTATTTGCTCAAGCTCATATGTGCAAGACTATAGCCGAGAAAGAGAACTGGTGCATAGCGCACCCTGACTACAAGGAAATTATTGATGCTCACGTAGATGCCGTGCAAGAAGAAGAGGCATTGAGGTGGCTGTTGAAACTTTCTGAAATGCAAGTGGAAGTCTGGAGAACTATACAGGCAACCAAAAGAACAGAGGCGAGAGTCCTGTGAATGAATCAGACCTACCCGGGTTTTATACGCCGGAAGAACTGATAGATGAGGAAAACTCATCTCAACTTTTAGCAACTAACGAGGTTACTATGTCTCAAGAGTATACGATAGAAGAGGGTGACATCACCCTGTGGGTAAACGATAAGGAAGGGAACGAGAAACGTCCTGACTATACCGGCAAGGGTGTATTTTCCGGTGGGGAGTTTCGAGTTGCTTTGTGGGAACGTCGTTCCAAATCTGGGAATATGTTTCTCAGTGGTAAGATAGAGAAGCCTTACAACGGCTCCTCATCGAAGCCAGCTGAAGCTCCCCTAGAAGATGTGCCATTCTAATGAATATCACTTATCCAGATGGGGAGATTGTTGAACTTCTCTTCGATAAGCGATTACATTCGTACAAGGTGGGGGAGGAGATAGTACCGAGTGCTACGAAGGTTCTCGATATTATCTCCAAACCTGCGCTTGTGCCTTGGGCACTCAAGGTTGGAGTGAACTGGCTGGAGAAGAATGTATTCCAAGACGAAGAGTCATCGTCAAAGAACACCAAGATTTACAAGTCTAGCATGGGGCTTGACAATATAATCAAGGGTGTTAAATCTGCATACAGAAGCAGCTCTAAAGATGCTCTGAATATAGGGACCATCACCCATGACTGGGTAGAGGGAGCTATAAAGTGGAAGCTTAATGGCGGAGAGATGCCGAAGATGCCGAAGCAGGAAGAGGCTCAGAACTCCATCTCTGCTTTTCGTAAGTGGATTGCGGCTAATAATGTGGAGTGGTTATCCAGTGAAGAGAAGGTATATAACCGTAAGGATGGTTACGCTGGAACGCTAGACGCCAGGGCTCATATCAACGGGGAGTATTGTGTAATAGATTGGAAGACATCCAAGGCTATATACCCTGAATACCATTTACAGGTGGCCGCATATGCTAAAGCTGTAGAGGATATGCACGGTAAACCAGTAGATGCAACCTACATTCTACGGTGTGATAAGGCATCTGGAAGGTTTGAGGCTTGTAGGTCAACTGATATTGATAAAGACTATCAAGCTTTCCTCGCTGCTCTAATTCTGTATAGAAGACTGAAGGAGATAGGTAGGTGAGTGATACACCACTGTCTATGGTTATGTTGTTTCACTTTGACTCAGGTATAACTCTGTTAAGGGAGATCATTGACAATGATCTTGTGGACATCGAGGCTCTTGACGACTGGATTTCTGAGAAGAAACTCAGGTCAGACAGTGTACATGAGGAAAGGTTATGGTCTGCGGTGCGGGGGTTCCTCCAGAAGAATGGTGATGTGCTGGGGTTCCCGCCAGACCTGAAGGGTCCGGACACTTGATTAGGTGGGGTAGTGGTTCAGCCTTTAATCACGGTCATGTGGAAGGGGATAATTGGCACAGAGTGGAAAGATATAAAACCACAGAGGGGATGTGGTTTTTGTTATCTTCCCCGGAAAAAACATATCTGTGTTGCATGGGTCCGTACTCCTCAAAAGAGGAGAGGGACGAGGCTATTCTAAACGAGGTAAAGAAACGTGAAGGTAGTGTTAAGCTGGGAAGAAACAGAAGAGATAGCAGAGGCAGGAATTGGTAGGGCACTCACGAACTGGAAGCTTGGGACCAAGCATTCGGCGGGATTCAAACCCAAGGACTTGGGCTTTGAAGAAGACATACGGGGTGTTGGTGCAGAGGCGGCTGTAGGAAAGGTCCTTGGTATACCTTGGGACCGTTCTTATGGGTCAGCTAGTATAGGTAATGTGGATTTGGGTGAGGATATAGAGGTCCGGTCATCAAAGATTCCGTTCCTAATCCTGAGACCAAAGGACTCGAAGGAGAGTCGCTATATTCTGGTGCGTGACCTGTGGGTATCTAGGCATAAGCCGGTGTATGATATAGTCGGTTGGCTAAAAGGGGGTGATGGCATGACAGAGGATAACTGGACTAACTTCGGTAAGGATAGGCCATTCTGCTGGGGTGTCCCTCAGTCAAAGCTAAATCCTATGGAAAATTTTGGACAATAAGTGGGAAGAGGAGAAGCGATACTACTTCGCTAGATACTGTTGGGCCAATCAGAGAAGAAGGGCTCCATCCGGTAGAACTTGGATGGAGGTCTTCGACTCGATGGAGAAGGTTTCTTTACGTGAGTACGCGAGGGAACGTATGAAGGCTAAAGAGTCTCAATCACCCGAATAGATAGCACGTTCCTTGTTGGTATATACCACAGGTTCCCCCAGTAATCCTTCTCTTTTGTCATGGCAAGCGTAGTCCACCCTCTGGTCTTCCCAACCAGGAGCCCGAATGTTTTAGTCGCTACGGTCTCGGGGTTATACTCAGCCCAGCTTGCGTCAGTGTAAGCGTCTACCCAACTCACCTCGACTAGCTTCAGTCCTTTTTCTTTTTTCTCTCCAGAGGACCGGGCAGCACCCACCCTAGAACCATCGGTACGAATATCAACAGCAGTAAGAACCATCCACCCATCTCCACTAAAGACCCTAACAGGGTCCAGAAATTATCATTCGCGCAGTCAGTCATGCCATTTGCCTTCGAGGAATGTGACATCAGGTTCGTCCCCACAGAGCCCACAAAGGCACCCGTCATGCCTCCCACTATCGGTGCAGCTACACCCGAACTCAATACAGTTGCCGCAGTTGCACCTCCCCCCGCTGCTATCGCTGTAACTCCTGCTTTCTTTATTGTCGTGCATCCTATTAAGAGGCCGCAGGCGGCGAGGACCACCAACCAGTTAAATACCCAACCAAAGCTAGAACTGCTATTACTCCTACCGCTATTGCAAACATCTTCTTTTTCTTCAACCATTCCATGCTAATCTCCTATTGTGAAGCTACTTCCGCACCCACAAGATGATGCCCCTGTTGGCGGTGTAAAGTGAAAAGTGGGCCTAAAGGGATCATCTATCCAATCCATCGTTGCGTCTGACAGCAACTCCAAAGAGATGGGGTCTGAGAAGATTGTTTCTGAAACCATCCTCGAATCTGGTGGGAGGTCTGGACTGGGTTTTAATTTTATCTGATAACCAGAGCAACCACCTCCTTCTAAATGTATACCTAAAAAGCCCTCGCCTTTTAAGGTTTGATCCACTTTCGCTTGAGCTGCTTCTGTTATAGTCATTTGAAATCATCATCTCTCACATACATATGACTTTTGCCACACCATGGGCAATATAATTCCTTGTTTAATACCACAAAATCTGCGCCATTACTTAATGCTATTGACCAATGTCTGGAACAAAAAATACACGTAAAATTATGGATTACTTCTTTAGTCCAACTCATCAGATAATTTCTTCACCCCTTCAGAAGTTCTCGTAATAAATATAAAAGGTAATATTCCATGAACCAAAGCAGTCAACGATAAAAGAAATAATTTCCATGAAAGCCTCCACGCTTTCCTACCATGCCTATACCAACTCATGTCTACATCATATAAGTGATTCATTTATCACCGCCTCTCCTGTTAAATAGATCAAACAAAACCCTAACCTTCTCCTCCAGAACCTCTATGCTTGCGTGCATTTTTGCCAATACTATTATTAACATAACGACTGCAAGCCCCAACTGCCAGTATTCAGATAAGTCAATAGCTAAACCCCCGCCTGCGGCCCCTTGGCCTGAAACAATTTGTCCATCATCTTCTGAAGATGCTTAATGTTTCTGTCCATCTCCTCGATTCTATATAGGACTACATCCATTCCCTTAACCGTGGATTTAACATCACCCATGTCTTCCATCAGTTTCTTCAGGTTGTGAATCTCTGTTCCACAAATCTTCGCCTCTTCTTCTAATGCGGGAATCTTTGCATCTACCAATCTGCCTACCCTATCCATCTCTGAGGAGATGCTACTAGCCCACCAGATAGCGCCAGTAGACTGAACGATTAAGAACAGTGCTAAAGTTATAATTCTTGAGTCTACATTCATATGTTCTCATCCTGTTCGCTTGGTATGTGATCCGGTTCATCAAAGTGCTTAGTGTTATCGCCACTGAATATCAGGCAAGTTTCCCCATCACTGGTAACCACAACAGACATACTCTTATCGTCTGGGTCTTCCAGAAGAAAGAGTGTCATATCGCCTTCCTTTCCAATCTCAGAGGTTAGCGAGATGTATTCATGGAAGGAACTCTGTACAGCGTACAACATAGTGGCCTCATCTTTGTGGCAGTAAAGTATGAACGGCACCTGCCTTGGGTAGGAGCCGGGTGGCGGGCCCGACAGTGCTGGAGTGGAAAGTAGTAGTGTTATCAGTGTAAGTAGTGTTTTCATATTACCTCATTGCTCTGCGTTTTTCTCTCTGAAGCTCTCGCCTTCGCATCTTAATATCTTGGAGTGCTTCACGTTTTTCCTGTCCGTCTATTCCCCCAGCCTTATACTCTGAGAGGATATTCCTCTTCTCAGCGTCAAGTTCTTTCAACTTCCTGATGTAGTAATACCCTATACGTCGCTTCTGTTTCCTTGTGGACACAGGAGTAACCTTTACTCCGAAGCCACTCAGGTAAGCAGCGGATGGTGTATATACATCCTTGGTGCTACTGTACTTTCCACTCCTTGCGCGGTCTATCTTACTTCCAGAGTAAGACGGGAATCCAGGGATAGGCAGGTTTGGTGTGAACTGCCTTCCAATTTCCTCTACCCTAGCCCCCCAGTTTGAAGGGATGGGTTGACCAGTGAACTGCTTTATCCCAAACGACGGCCAGAGTATACCACCGGCTGCACCGAATGAGGGCTGAAGCCACTGTGGGAGACCGGGAATCTGCCCGACACCGCCTTCCGCGCCTTGAAATATATCCCCACCGGGATACATACGAGAGGTATTAAGATACCAAGAGTCTCTTGTCTCAGGAGACATGGACTTCGGCAGCTTTATCATCCCCTCTGGCATAAATGGTAAGCCCCACCAGCCTTTTGATTTCTCCCCGCGCATCAGTCTTCTCTGCTTTTCTATCTCACTCTCGCTTTCATCGGATAGTTTCTCGCCAGCAGAATTCAGGGTATGCAAGAAGAGTCCCCACTTTGCGAACTTTATAGGCTTCTTCGCCGCTGTCTCACCAATCTTTGGGATTACACCGTACATATAAGACATGAATGGAAAGGGACCTTCTCTCATAACCTCAAGGACCGGGGAGGTTCTTTCGTAATCAACAAACCATTCTCTAGCTTTCCTTGCCGCACCCATCTGTGCGTTCTCCACTGTATCCCCATTAGCTATAAGCCTAGACTTCTCTGATCTGTACAAGGCCATCCTGAAGACTTGATCCTCTGCGTTGTACAGTTGAGCCATCTTGTCCCATGTTATACCTTTTGTCCTGCTGTAAATTCTGGAAAGCATTGATGGGATTGACTTGGCTATATCAAGGTTATCAGTAGCTCCGGCACCCTCTCTGGATAAGAGCTTGAAATAATCATCAGCCCCAGAGCCAAGCTCTGATGAGAAGAATCCACCGAACACCCCTTGAGACTCCGCCTCCCGGTACTCGTCTGTCTTCTTGGCTAAATCCTTGACAGCCCTTATGAAATCCGTAGACCTGCCATTGGCGAAATCATAATGCACAATGTTAGATACGAAGTTATTAAAATGGACAGCTGGATTAGCTATAGTCTTCGAACCCTTCCAATACTGGTTCAGCTTCCTATACTTCTGCACCCAAGGATGTCTCTTGTAAGCGGATAAGGCATTCATCTGGTTTATACCAGCGAGGTCTCTCATGGTTTCCCTTGTAACGAAATGCTCACCATCACCGAGGGCACCGTACTTTTTATCTTTGGGGACTCGAACCATAAAATCCCCTTCGGGCTCCCCAACGCTGCTGATGTTCTTATTAACTGCCATATCCTTGAAGAACTTGTTTGCAGATACATCGTTGGCGAGTATCTTTCCGGTCCTGTCTATAGCCAACATGGCATCAGTAACCTCCCCCATCTCCAACCTCTCTTCGGGGCTCCAGTCTCTTCTAACCCGGTACTTATCGTCACCTATAGAATCCACAACACCCCATTTACCCTTATCGTCCGGCCTTCTACCGGCGTCCCATAACCTAGAGCTAACGTCCTTTACATACCCCCTCATTTTTAACTCATCACCTATGTGACGAATGTTAACGTCGGAGGGCATCTTATTTAATCTCTCAGGATCATTATAGGTACGGTGGAGGTAGGTATATTTGTTCTTCGTCCAAGTCTTCTCATCAAGCAAGCCAAGATCAACCAGCCTCTTTCCGTACTTGTTAACAAGCTCCCTACTCCTTTCTCCCAAGCCAGAAAGCTCCTTATCAACGGGAGCCTCTGAATCAGTCAGCATATGGTACAGTTTCTGTCGAGATTTCAAAGGTAATTCAGACATTTCTTTGATAAGAGACTCAAACTCACCCTGTATAAATTTTCTTTCCCCTTTGAATACAGACCTGCCATGAATCCACTCATCAGCAAGACGGTAATCGGGGATGATCATACCCCCGAGCTTTCCTGTGAGATCATCTGTAACACCCATCTTATCGAGAGCTTTAGGTGTTGCTCCAACGCCTGCTCCTAATGCAGCAAACTTCAAGGCGTTCTTTATCTTTTCTTCAGTGGTGGCATTCTCCCCCATGTTCCACCCGGCTAAACCACCTACGGTAGCCCCAGCACCGGAGGGATGCTTCAACACATTCCAGGCAGCATCACCGGCCTTATTATTCCAGAAGTCTCCGACACCTTTAGCTACAGGCATGGCCGCAGCACCCATACCAGCGCCAAGCATTCCTTGTTCTACACGGCCCATCTTTCCCTCACCCACAAGGGACTCCATCTCCGGGTCTACATAACCAAGACCACCGGCAATAGCCCCTGCTCCTGCGGCTGGTGCAACCCCCCTTGTAAGTATCTTTCTCGCTGTGTTAAGGTGCTTGAGCCTTGATATGGGAACCAGCCATCCAGCAGGGTCAGCAATAAGCCCGGCGAAATAAGTTGCTGTTACAGACGTGCCATACTCAGGGTCATCCATAGCTACGTTAAGCTGTCTCTGCTCCTCCGCCAAGGTTTCCTCATCTACACCCGCAAGCTGTTGTATACCCCTTGCTGTGTCAAGGAACCCCAGCCTTCCGGCAAGCCATAGAGCCTCCTTCCTAGAGAGCCTCTTCCTTTCCTCATCTAAGTATGTAAAGCTGGAGGTCTTGGGGGTCTCATAAAGATATGTAAAGGAACCCATTAAACCTCAGCCTTATCTAGACCTATAACAATAAAATCACCCTTCTTTATTTTACCAGCCCTCAAAGCGGCTTCCGCTTCTTCCTCATTTGCGAATATGGCCTTCACTTCTCCAGCCCTCAAAGCAGCTTCCGCTGCTTCCTTATTTGCGAACGTGACCCTCACTTTTTGCGTTACTGGTGTCCCTTGATTTTCTGCATCGCTGACTAGGCGCAGAGCTTCTTCTTCCCCAAGTGCTTGCTTAATCATATTCTGAATCATAGCTCTCAGTCTATCCTGCTCTTCATTCGAGCCATCCCAATCTCCACTAGAAATAATGCGCAATAGAGGAGTTAAAGAACTGACAGATAGGCCAGCAGGGGGTCTCCGAATGGCCCTAACCATCATCCCGTAAGCATCAGCCGCAGCCTGAAGTTCTACCTTATCAGCCCCTTCGGCTGCTGCCGCTTTTGCATTCATGCGATTCCAAATATTAAACTGTTCGGTACTCACGCCACCTTCCGTGCCTATACGAGCTGGTCCTGAACTTGATGGTTTTCCCTTCACCCATCCTGGGCCCGGGTCCACGGCTCTACGAACCACTTCAAATTTGGTTGGGTCTTTGGGGTCCACCCTGTAATACTGCTCCTTACTCGCCTTCTTCGGATGATGTCCGTAGATAGCAGACGCCTCTTCTGGAGAAGCTTTGAACCTCAAGGCTCTTTCATACGCCTCCTTCTTACTATTCGGCGGGTCATAATTCCCGGCTTCGTCAAAGTAAACACCCCGGTGTATATTGTAAAGCCTCTCTTCCTCATCAAACTTTTCTATAATCTCAAGCTGTCCTATAGCATACTTTGTGTATGCGTCAGATTGAGAAGTTCCACCAGTAAAGGTGGCTATCATGTCGAGCATGAGCCCCTTCATAAAGATGTTATTCAACTGGCGGAGGAATTCTTTCTTTCTTTCGTTTGGGTTTTGCGCGAAGCTTCCCCAGATTCTATTTAGGGTTGGATCATTTGATGCATCCTGACCATTCTTCGTATTACTGGCACCTTCTGATGCCCTGTTTGCGTCATTTAGTTTTTGCTCCGCGTCTCCAATTACTTTACTAAGGTCTTTCTCAACCTCTTCTACTTCTTTGGGAGATGCTCCGGATTCTTCAACGGTTTTAAGCACCACATCTGCGGGAGTGGTTGAGTCATCTGTTTCATTCGACGAAGGAGGAATGAAGGCAAACCTTCCTCCCCCGACGTGCTGGGGTAGCATACCTTCATCTGATAACCAATCAGCAACACCTGCCCCAGCTCCTGCAACTCCAGTGCCTATACCAACCTTCGTTAATGTCTTCCATTTGTCCGTAGGACGCTTACCCTTTGACTGGCGATTAACTCTGTTCCTGCTTACCCACTTAAAGAATGCCTCTTTCCCTGACTTGGCAAGATTGCTAACAGACTTCAGCCGTCCGGCGACTCCCAAGGAAATTAAATCTTCCATGTATACCGGGTCACCTTCATCTGTAATGTACAAAGGTTTATTAGATGCCATCTCTAATTGTTCTGAGCCGGTGGGGAAACGCCAAGGGTCCACTTGAGGCGGGGCCTCTGCATCAGCGAGAAGGGAGCCTGTGGCCTGCTCTTCTGGAATTAGTTCCTGCCTCTGGAAATCAGCGTACTGCGCCAGCGCATTCTCTGCCTCTTCCTGAGAAGGCGCGGCAGTTCCTTGCTCTTCTCTAGCGGCCTGCTGTGCCATCTGGGCATACCAGTCCTGCATTCCCCTCTCGTCATGCTCCGCATCTCTGCCGGAAAAGTCATCGAGCAAGCCCTGTTGAATATCCCTCATCTCCGCCTTCTGGGAAAGCTGGTGATTCTTCAGTGCGGTCTCATACGCCTTATCATCGTCTTCTATTGTAGTCGTATAGGTTGTTGCTACATCCGGGTCATCAGACTCCTTGATGACTGTCCTTGTTTTCTTCTCCCTCTCTTCTTCCGGTTCTTCAATTAAGGTTGACTGACCGGGCCAAGGGAAGCCCCCGTACTCCTCCCCGCCTGATTCCAAAGCAGCTAGAATCTCCGCGAAGGTGCGCTTCTTCTTCATAAACGGTGGTGTTCCTACGAATCCTGGCATCAGTAGCTCCTCCTCTTTTTCTTCCTAAACGGGTCCATGTCAGGACTGTAGAAATCCTGTATTTGAACACCGTACATATCTTCTGGAGTTGGAACACCGAAAGAACCTGGCCTTCTCCCAGCACCTGGAGAACCCCGTAGTGGTTTAATAGAGGGACGGCTAGTTGCCGTCTTCAAAGCCGCAGCGAGGAAGTTCTTATCGAGTGATTTAGAAAAGGTGTCGAAGGTTGCTCCCTGTGAATAGGGGTTCATATCCTCTGACGCTTTCATAACATCTTCTGAGAACATGGTGGGTTCGTACTCATCACTCATTGGATCATGGACCTCTCTTGCATCCTGTAAGGCTTTTATCCGCATGATCCTATCCGGACCAAGATTGGGTATATTGACCTCATCCTTACTATATTCCCAGATAGGGTTACCAAAGATACCATCCTGAGAATCCTCGAACTCTTCCTCGTCAATAAGGATACCAGACTTGGCTGCCCTCAGTTTCTTTTTCCAATCTTCCCAATCCATTATAGTAGACCGTAGTTAACGTGTTTAATTCCCCCAAACTCAGCAACAGCGGAAGGGTTGGTCCTCTCGACTTCCTGCGCTATTACCCCTCTTCGTCTATTACTATCACCCAAGTAGTTAAAGGTGTAAGCATTATGGCCCCTTATGGTTCCAGAAGGTTTTATGTTTTCCTTAACCCTCACATCAGATGCCATGATGGCGGCTGAACCCAGTGTTCCTATTAAGCTCATAATATCACCACCACCGCCGCCGGTACTCGTCTGAGTCCCTCCGTAGTTACCAGAGATAGTATTCATAAACTGGTTGAGTGCGTTGCGTGGAGCATTAGCCTCATAGTTATACCTCTGCATATCTGCGTTGATCTGCCTTTGGTTTAATGCCTGCCTATCCCTACCGACTCCGGCCATCCTGTCATACAGGGAGAACGGGGCATTCATCATACCCGGGTATTGAGCTGTTGCGCCTAGCCCTAACTGTCCCGCGCCTTGAGCAGCGCCTAGCCCCTGTAAACCATACCCCATACCGTGCTGCTGGGCACCAAGGCCCATCTGCGCGGCTGGTAACCTCATTCCTTGAGCCTGCTGGTATGCGTCACTGTACATCTGAGCCATAGGTTTAGTAAGCCCCGATGCAACGGCGGAAGATATAGCCTTGTTCTGTTCTAGTTGACCTCTTGAGCTTCCACCGGGCTGATACTGCATCTGTTGCTGCCTTAAACCGGGGAGTATGTTACCTTTCAGATTACCCATAACACTCTGTGTAAGAGCATCTGCGGTGCTTTTGAATGGGCTTCTAGGACCGAGGTTAACATTACCGGCCATTAGGTCTCTATACTGCTTTTGCTTAAAAGGGGTTAACCTGGAGAACTGGCTCTGGCTCAGAGGTCTAGCCAAAGATTGACCATACCTCCCTGCTCTAGCCCCCATACCCGCTAGATTGCGGGACAGGCCATAGGTGCCAAGGAGTTGGTTCTCTGCCCCAGCCTGCTGGGCAGCTGCCCTTGGGCCCATAGCATAGCCAAGCGTAGCCTGATGTGCAGCCTGCTGCGCTGGGTCAAACCCTGCTACCGTAGCCCCCGGATAGTAACCCGGCATTCCCTTTTCATATAGCCTTTTAGCCTCATCGAAACCGCCTAGAAGAAATGGCTTCTGCTCGGCCCAAGGCTCATTTGTTGTTGTAGTCGTTGATCCGCCACTCATTATAACAACCCTCCTGACCAGTCTGTTAATTCAACAGGGTCATAATTCCATATACTTTTAGGGACATATCTACTACCACCCTCTCTGGTCCAAGGCTGGTACAAAGCACCCTTACCTTTGGAGAGGTTGGGGCCTCTGAACAAACCCCTGTTTTGCTGTACCCCGCGAGGCATAAACTTGCTAAAATTACGAACCCCGGGAGCTTCGTACTCTTGTTGAGCCAAGGGGTGAAACCAGTCTATATCTCTAGGATCAGGGGTTAGGTCTATAGGTACTATAGGTTCAGAACCATTCCCATTACCATTACCGGGGTCATCACCTTGGGTGCCTATATTTTCTGCTGACGTACCAGGGTTAGCGGGGTCAAAATTATCTTGCTGCCTTGCCGCGTGCCACTCAGCATTCGCCAGCATAGAATCCCAATCACCCCATTCGAATGGTGGCCCATAATCACCATAATCAGGATCAGCCGTACCTTGACCACCTATTACATCTTGATTGGTATCAATTTCGCCTTCCCCACCGAAATACATTACTTCTTGCCTCGTAAGGCTCGGTGCATCGATTTAGACCACTTGCCACCGCCTTTTTCAACCTGCTTTTTTGCCCGGCCCATCTTACCACTGGCAGCAAACTCTCTAGCCTTTGCCATGCGGCCACCAGATACACCAGCAAATGGGTCAGGCTGCGAAATGCCACCGACTTCACCGACTGCAACCTCATCAGCACCCCCTCCAGGGTAAGGTTCAGGACGACGCATCCCGCCACCACCCATATAGCCTGTGCCACCCTGCGCTGGGTCATCAGGGCCACCCGTCACAAACGCTGGACGGAGCATCCCTCCTGGTGGCTGAGGCGCTATTGTTGGCGGTGGGCTGGGAAACCCTGGCCGTTGCATTCCGCCACCGTTAGCCTTCTCCCAACCTGGGGGGGCCTGCCACCCGCCGTGGCTTGCGGTCCATTTTTGACCAGTAGTTGGATTGACGTAATCAACCATGGCAGAAGTTGAGAGTCCGCCACCATGAGTAAATCCCGGTGGGGCTCCAGACCCCTGGCCCGGTTGTCCAGACGGCCAGCCACCCTGCTGAGGCCCACCAAAGCTAGGTTGTCCAATACGTCCACCTTGGCCCCAGGGGCCTTGCTGCGGCATTCCCGGGTTTTGAACATATCCTGGTTGACCCATTCCAGGGGGTCCACCAAACGTGCCAGCTGCACCACCTGTTGGGCCAGAAGGCTGTCCCGGTTGGCCGGGCTTCCATTGATTTGATCCAGCTGCCATTATTGCATCCTCTCTTTTATGTCTTTAGTGTAAACGATGTAGCTATCTTTCCAATCTGGTAATAGCTTTTTCCATCCCTTTCTGCCCCACATCTCCAGAGCAGAACATTCACAGCGCACGGCAAATGCTTCCACCATGCTTATGAAATCCTTGAAATCCTCAAAGTTATCCCCAGCTAGGGAGATGAGTCTTAAAACCTTTTTCTGCGGGTAAGATACTATTTGGGTAATCAAGCTTGCAATTATGTTTGCAGAGGCTAGGTCCTTATGTAAGGATACCCCTCCATCCTCGACTACCCAGAGTTGCATCTCACCGTGTGTTAAAGGCTCTATAAAGTCATCAGGCTCTAACTCCCCCTCTGTATGTCTAGTAACCCTAGATATTAATGGGGCTACACTCTCCCATACATAGGCTACATCACTCGGTTGTAATAGATGAGCCCTGATCATAGGTAAAACAAATAGATATGCCCCATTCCGATATAACTAATCAGAAGTAACGTCAGTAGTAGAGCTGTCCGAATTGTCATTATGACCATCCCCGCATTCTGTTCCAGTACATACATCACTACTTGATCCACCGACTTCTACGCAGCCAGTGATAAACAGTAAACCTAACAGAATCAAAGCATATTTACTCATTATTTTCCACCTCATCCATTTTGATTATCATGTGGAAACTACCATCTCCTAACCTGCTGGAGAATGAGCAACCACCCAGTAAGAACGATACCAACATTAAAGAAACAACTATCTTTATCATAACTTATTCCATGTGTCATTAAAGTAAGCGTATATTCCTTCACCAGTTCCTCCTGGGTCCCATTCAGTACCATCTGCGTATCTTATATCCCCGTCTCTAGGTTTTGTTTTTCTAGGCTCACTACCTGGCTCTACATACGTCCTCGACAACTGTAGCATATCTACATTAAATATCAGGTCACTGAGCCTGTTCAACTCGCTAAATAAATAATCCGGTAATTGCTCCGGTTCTACTGGAGCAGGATTAGGTGACCACCTCTTTACACTCTTTATCTGCTTTACAGAGTATTTATCTACTGCCATTATGCCTGCATCCTGCTGCCGCGATTTCCTCTCTGTGTTACGTCAAAGGCTAACCCGTGCAACTTCCAATCTATGTCCGTAGTTGATTCAACCTTCACGCCAAAATACTTTCCGGATACTCTACAGGAAACCTTTGACTGAGTGTTAGGGTTAAACAGGGTTGGTCCATCCCAAGTAACCCCCTCTTCTGTAGACATTTGGCTACCCACATACACATTCACTGTGCTATCACCAGATACTTCCATTTGAGGGTAAACGGCTGATACGAATTTAACAGTAGATGGATCACCCAAGTCATACCCTGTCCTCTCTATATAGGATGACATGTCTACGCCAGCCTCCTGATTGCCTGAGTTGTCACGATAGATTTTCGTATTAGTCACATCGGCAAAAACAACATTCTCCAAATGAGAGTCATATGCCGAAGAACCCCATGCCTCTGAATCAGAATCCCATGTGGAACCAACCTGATTGACCATGATTGCGTCTGAGTGAGCTGCTGGAGTTGTAGAGTTAGCGCCTCTTGTTATTCCGGTAAAGGTGGTAGAAGTTGTTCCGGTGTATGTTATCTGCTCATCATCCAGAATTAATGTGCCTGTTGATGTAAACGCTGGAGTCGCTGTAGTGCTGACTACGGTTAAATTTCCACCATCGGCAGGGGTGGACGAGGTCATGGATGATTCGTTTAACACCGCTTGGGCACCCCATAACTTGCCACCCGGATCAGCCTCTAGTATCCCTACAGTTGCGTGTGAAAGGGTTGGCAAATCCCTGAACGTAAAAGCATCCCTCTCCCAGTTCCAGATAACTGCTTTATTAACGACGGTAGAATCCTCTGATGCGTAGCAGGCAAGTATTTCCTTATGCACATGGTCAGCAACAGCAAAGGACTTCTGCCAACTGGGGTCACTTATGTCACCAGCCACAATCTCATCAAACACAGCCCTTCTTAATCTGCCGTTTAATAGGGGTTTTACAGTCTGTCCATTGCATAGATAGAAGTTAGAGTTACCCATGAAGAAGTGACCTAGCTCAAAATCTACAACAGAATTAGCGCATAGGGCTCCCACAGTAGGTGATAGCAACTTAAACGAGAATATGTAGGGAGTACCAACATAGTTCATAACGTAAATGCTATCGTTCTTGTATATTATGAAAGAATCACCAAGCGGAAGACCATCGACTATATCCCCAGGAGTGTCTGCCAATTCATACTCACCGGCATCTAGGGTGTTATCAGAAGAATCCCATGTTGAGGGGGAAGAACCATAGCTGGCCTCTGTTGACCACTTTACCAGCCTGGGCTCTTTCACAGAACGGGCTTGCGCGTTCTCCCAGTTTAATCCAATAAGGAATGTTCTAAATGACCTTATAACCTTACATTTATTATTTGAGCCTCCGGCGGTTATAGCGGTTGCTGCGGGCCAGTTCTGCAACTCCCTGAAAGGTACGGTTTTTAGAGGGATACTGGACGAGTTTAGCGGCCACATTTGCGGCGCGTCAAACCCGTTAGTAGCTACCACAAGTCCATTTAGATTCGTTACGGACCATCGCCTGGAGTTTCCGTTAGCGGCGTAATCGCTATCGGTAGTAGCTGTTGTGCTAATCGGAGTAACAACGGCACCGTCATCGTGAGCTACCTTGTCGCTACCTCTTGTGCAGCCAGTAAGATCATTAGATGACTTCCCTGAATAGGTAATCTCCTCATATGCGTTTGTGCCGTAATATTGATTTGACCCTATAGCAATCGTTCCGCTGGCAGGGAAGCCGCTGGCATCATCAAGGGTAATGGTTGTAGCTACATCAGTTATAGACCCATCCAGATTGTCGGTTGTTTGTCTGGTTATATCTGTCCAGGTGGAACCATCCCACACGGCAATATCAGCAACACCGAAGGCAAGCCAATAGTAGACCCCCGCAGCAGTCTCGTATGGCATTATGTATAAGGGGGCAAAGGATAGGGTTTTTAGAGATTCCCCGTATCCTCTTATTTTCTTTACCCCACCGTCAAGAACTCTGACATTATTGCCGCCAGACCAAGCGTTAGGGGGCAAGCTATACGGAGGTGTATCTTGAATGATTCCAACATCCCCAAGAGACTCTATAGGTACTAGAGGCATTATTCTGGGGGTGTCGGCCAATTAATATTGAACGGGTCAGGCTGATCTGTTATGTCTCTCAACTCTTGACGGTAATCTACCCACTCATCCTCCTTCCCTGGAGGTATTGGGACATCCGGCAATACCGTCCAATCCGAAACAGCAAGCCTCTGATTCCTTGAGGCCCTAACAGAAACCCACTGTTCATCATCTTGACCACCCTGAACGTCAGCCCAAGAAGGTTTCTCCGATGGGGTGTTAAACACAACTCCACCATCATAATCAGACTCAGTTATGATGCTACCATAAATAGCGAATCCATTGTTACCGGGGGCAAGAGTAGTTAAGATATTACCCAGAAATACATTGTTCATTGCTCCACCTCCCAAACCGTAATATTTCCATGACTTAACGTAAGCCCACCATCATCTGCATCATTTATCTTTGCCCAAATATCAAAGGTATTATTCCCGCTAGTTCCATCAGGGCAATTAGCTGCAATAACTTTCCATACATAGGAAAACCCATTTCCAACCTCCACTGTTGCGCATCCAGAAGGAACCAAATCCCTCATATCTGATATTTGAATGTTATCAGTAGTTCCCCCTATTAAGGCTCCAGATGAATTAGCCAGTCTTATATACGACAAGAAATTCGCGCACCCTAGATCACCCCAACTACTGAAGGAGTGCTGACTACAGCATAACTGAACATATAACGTGCTGGTAGTCGATGACTTGTTATAGGTTATAGAAAACCCAGTGTCAATATATGATTCGCTTCTCATGGAGGCTGAGGCGCTTTGTATGGTATGACCAACACCAACTAATGGAGTTGTAGCCGTAGTAACATTCGGAAATGAGTTCTTTAATACAGACTTTATCATCCTTATGTGGTCATCTCCAACAGATATACTGTCAGACCCAAGAGGGTTTGTCGATACTAAACCATCTACGTATGTTGCACTTTCTTTACCCATTACTTGTACTCCACATGATAAGGATCAACCTCCGCATCAGGTGCTTCAGGCCATCCCCAGGTTGTCTTATCTACTGTCCTGTTGATATCTCTCGTCTCAGGACCAATGGTCTCATTACCATCTTCATCATAGGTGCTCTCATATCTCACCTCAACAATATTATGGTTCTGAAAGTTTTTAACCGCCTGGACAGATGCGAATGCCTGAACCCCGGACTCTAGGCTATTTCCATGTGCCCGAACTTCGTTTCTGTAAGTCTTCCATTCATCTGTCAAGGGAGTCCCTCCGTCTACCTCCCTGACCACCCTCCAGTCTGAAGGTGAAAGCAATGCTCCTGTACGGGAATTGATTGCGGAGATAACATTCTTCTTCAAATCCTCGACATCCTTCTCTGTGTATGCGTAGCTTATTACCCATTCGTTGTCAATCAACTCGTAGTTCTCGCCACCCGTGTTGTAATACCGGCTGTCAGGAGTTTCTACACGCGCAGGTCTGATCCCGAGTTCAGCGAGTTTAGGCTTGTCCCACTGGCGGAATATCTGGCGAGGGTATGTTATGCCGCTGATTGTGAGTTCCCGAGGCGTCTTAATTACACCATATGTTTCTGAATACCACATAATTTACCTCGCGTTTGAGTATTTGAATGGTGATTCTGCGAATGCTAGATACAGATAAACGCCACCACTTGCATTAAATCCAGCTTCATCAGTCCTAATCTTAAACCCATTGCTCAAGAAATCTTTAGATTGGCTAGCGCCATCAAACTCCGCAGCATTTGTATTTGCATAGAGCCTTTTGGTTGCAACATTGTATGGGCTTCTTACTGTATCCATAATCCTCCAATCATCTGATACACCAATATATTTGGACATAACGTACTCTGGTTTAAAGCCAGTGTAAATAAATGCACCATCTGCATTACCATTCCCAGTGTAGCTACCTACCTTTGAGTATCCTTCGATGCTTGCGAAACAATAGGCTATATATTCATCATTGAGTTTATTTACCGCATCCCATGTTCCCAGTGTAAATACTGACGATGATGGTATGGTGTTGTATTGA